ACAGGGTGATGTCATGTGTGCGGCCAGCCTGTGGCATCAGGCCACTACCTGGTTCCTGACTACTACCTGCCTGGTCCTGTCAAATATCAGGTATCGGTTAGTGGCATCCTGCTCGTAGTGGGCTACCTCTTCCAGGACAGTGGCTCCAAGTCTGGGCATCCTCAGTCTCTTGGCCAGGAGTTCCACCTCGTTGGCGGCGTCCTGAGCAACGTCGAGGAACCCCTGACGTTGCTGTTGAGCTGCCCTGGCGGGGGAAGCCATTTGCCTCCAGAACAGCATCTCAGCGTAGGCTAGCACCAGGTCTATATGTGGCTCTCCTATCTCAATAGTGGCACTATCGGTGGAGGGCTGGCTCAGGAGCCCCATCCCTTCCACTCGGAGGACCCTGCCGGGGATAGGACGGTCTCCTCTGGCGAAGGGGTAATAGAGGCCATTTACGTCAGCTTCACTGTACTGCATAGTGACATGACTGGGCCAGTTCACCAGGGATGTGGGCAGGATGTACTTATAGACGGGGTTTATCACAAGGTAGACATGATCAAAGTAGGCAGTCTTGGTGCCAGCTACCACTTCCAGGGTAGCTTTTACCTGGGTGGCATCAGTCGGAATGGTGGTTGATGCGCTCAGACTCTGGAACTCAACGTCCCCTGTGTGGTAATCACCTTCTTTAGTGGAGGTGCTGAAGTCCAGTATGAGCCTGGCCTGGGTGGCTGCATCTGTCCGTACCCTGGCCCTGAGAGTGGCAGTCCGCCCGGTCACATCCGGGATATTGATGTCAGGGGTCTGGGTGAGCTGGCCAACAGAACCTGAAGAGGAGATTACCTTGGCGGAATACGAGCCCCTGAAGACTATGCTGGACTCCCTGGAGACCGTGGGAGAGTTTACCTTGGTCCATGAGTCCGGGGTATCATTGGCATCGTTCCAGTCCTCCATATTGCCATTGGACAGCAGGTCATCTATGACTATGCTTTCATCCCTGACAGGAAGATAGAGGGTGGAGTAGAGCAGCCGGATAGCCCGGTTGATGGACTCTCTTTTCAAGACAGGGTCCCAGCGGTGAAGCTCGTAGCCGGTGCCATCGACTATCTGGCCCCCTGTGAAGACCTGCTCCACTATACCTGTGGGGGAATCTCCATCCGTTCCATCCGGGCTGTAGGACTTGATACGCCTGACTTCCTGGTCAGCAGCTGAGTCTGAATCGGCTACCCGGATATACCAGCCCTCACAGAAGTCAGGGTCCCCTCCCCCATTGAGGTTCTTCAGGCTTGTGTCCACCCAGGAGGATTTAACAGAGTTGCCATCTGCTGTAGTGGTGAGAGTGGTATAGTCGGAAATCCGCTCAGAGAGCCTCTGGAGTAGTACTAAGCCGGTTGTAGTAGCCATTAGGCTATATCCTTCCCCACCGTCACGGTGATGAATTCCTTGCCGCCTGGGAAGGTCTGGATAGTGGAGTCAGAGTAGGTTACCTCCCATTCTGCCTCATAGACATCCGCTGTGTCAGTGTTAGCGGCAGTCCAGGCGTACTTGACTCTTCCGTTAGTAGCAGTCCCTACTATGACAGCCCCAGTATTCACCTTGACAGAGCCACCAGGCTTGACCCTCATTAGGAATTTTACAGAGGCCCCGGTCAGGTTTACAGGCAGGCCATTGGCGTCGGTGAGCTTGGCCTCTATTGCCGGGGTGGTGTCATCCTCTTTTATTTTGAATTCAGAATGTGGAATGTCAGTACCTCCATCAGGCTGCTGGGCCAACTAGTTCTACAGAGCCTGCGCCTTCACTCAGGAGAGGAGCACTAACTGGCTCCCTTACTCCCTTGCCATCAGGATCAAAGACAGGAGTGGAAAGCTGCATGAAGAGGTTAGGGTAGTTGTGGATATCCCCATACAGGTACTCAGATGTGTATTCCGGCATCAGGGTAGTGGGCTGGTTCTGCCACCAGGAGATGTCTTTGTCAAAGAGCTGGTCTAGAGTGGTGCCACCGAAGACGTAAGGGTAGAGGTGAGGGGTGGCGTGGATATCCTCGGAGGGCCAGATGGGCATGAGAAGCTCTTCTAGACCCTGGAGGACTTCAATGAAGCCTAGCCAGGTGGAGGGCTCCTGGATGAAGAAGACATCAGGAAGGGTATAGCGGTATTCGATGGGGAGTACAGGCTCATGGGCCGCTGCCTGGACGCCTATGTCTACCTCCCCGAATGTGAACGGGAAGGTGTACGGGAAACCCTGGGGGATGAATACAGTTACGTCAGGCATTTATCTCAGCCCTGCGGCGGTAACTCTGTGGGCCACTTGGCTTTTAGCTGTTCCGCGTTATCCGTAGTTAAATCAAATGTCTGCGGTATGTCCCGTAGCGTCTGCTTCTGGGTGGCTATCGTGGACTGCGCCGACGCATCCCCAGCTTCCACTGCCCGCATGAAAGTTATGTCCTTGGCAGCGAGTTCCGCATTTCTCACTACCCTGATCCTGTCCATGTGGATGCCTCGGGCTTTGGGCATGTTGACCTTAATTACTCCACCGGGGCACTCCCAGGCTTCGCGGAAAGTGCGGTCACTGGGCATATCGGTCTCCGGCATCTCATAGGTTGTAGTGCCTATAAGCCCTTGGGTCTCCAAGACACGGGCTACGAAAAAGTCATAAAATTCCTCGTCCGTAAACTCGGGATGGCTGCCTGTTGGACCACGGTCATAATTAGGTATCATAACCGAAAGATGGCCGTCAGGATTAATGTAAAAGCCTCGTTTTCTCATTACACCTGAGTCCCCCAAGCAACTACGCTGGTCTCATCGGAGTCAATAGCTACATCGTTGCTGTCGCGTATGCGAACACTAAGCACTGCCGCCGTCTTAACCGCCACGATGCTGTTGCGGTGCTGTGGGGAATTTACCGAGGTGGCATAATTGACACTACTGAAGTCGTCCCCAATAGTAAAGTCAGTTAATCCCGTACCCTGGTCTACAATGCCATCGACATTGTAGCTAGCGTCGAGATTTTGAGTGCCGATTTGGTTAACAGTCCCCCACATCTTTGCGATGCCGGGATGATGCTTCAGTAGGTCCGGCGGGGCATAGGTGTCCTCATTGGTCTCGGCCTCAAGAGCTGCTTGAGTAGCCTGGGCGACTTCTCCTGAAACACTATGAGCAGCACCGCTTGCAGCCTCATACTCAGCTTGCGTCAGGACGGTTCCTACGGCTGCGTGATCTACAGTGATAGCCATTATCTGTCGTACCCCCGTTCCATGGCCTTATGAAGCCTGTAGCGGTTCTCCATAGCCTCTATCTTCTTCATAAAGGGGGAGCAGCCGTTGTTGCAGCGGGGCTTACCGCAGGTGGCGGCGTTACATAGAAAGCAATAGCCCCTCTGCTTACCGCTACCTGGGTGGATGATGCACACACCATTGCAGTGGGGGCAAGTATAGGTATCGTGCTCCTCGACCTCACCCCATAGCCCGGTGGTTATAGCGTAGCCACCTACTCTAGCCACATGGCTCCCATACGGAAGTCGGTAGTAGCCGAAGCATGGATGCATTTGAAGCCAGCCCCGAAGTTATTTGTGGCAGGCGTGACTATCTCCCCGCCTGGGGCAGCTACCCACCGGAATGTGGCACGGTGGTTCAACGGAACCTCAAGGAGTTCCTCGTTAGCCGTGTATGTCGGCTCGGTAGTAAGGTTCTCCAGACATTTCGACTGGGACGCACGGTCTGCCATGTCTAGATCTGTTGGAGTCACAGTGGTGCCAGCCGCTGTAGTGGTTGCCGCCGTGATTCTCGATACGGTGTAGACGCTAACTAGATCAGCAGGGGTGCCGATGTTACCGAACCATATCTCGTAAATCCAGTTACGGTGCGCCGTGGATTGTGCTGCAATAGTCAGAGCGGTAGAATCAGTCGAAGCATCGTCTGTTGCTTGCAGCGTCTGAATCGCAGATGCCGAGTATATTGCTCCAGGCATTTAGTACTACTTAGTATCCTGAGCCTTCCTCTACACCCCAGACCATGCCAGAGATGGTAGCACTAGCGGTTACGTCCAGGTCCAGAGTTTTACCCGCTGTAAGGAGGATGCCATCCCCTAAGTCCGGGGAGTTATGAACTCCAGCCACCGCGAGTAAAGGAGTTTGTGCTATCACCGTACCTGCTGCATTGGAGTCCTGGAACTCTATAGCAGAGGCGGCAGATGCCGAGAGACACCACCCCAGGAGCCTGATACGGCCACTGGCGGTGTCAGAGGCGGTCCAGATGGTCTCCGGTGTGCCTGCTGTTATTGCGTTGGCGTTTATCATCTTAAAGATGTTCGCCTGGATCCTGGCCGATCTAGTCTGACCAATAGCCATTATTTAATCCTTAGATGGCAGCAGTGCCAGCAGCGTAAGTGCGCCCATTGTCCGGCCTTTCAGGTCCTCTCTCGTAGAGAATGATGAGGGTAACGTCTGAGCCATCGTCCGAGATCAGCTTGGCTCCTTGCTGGTGATGGGGGATCCTCCCCCAGTTTCCCTCTGTTACAGCATGGCCGAAGCTTGAGGTGGGAGTGCCTGTGGGGTGCCAATGAATGTTGTCCCCTATGGGCACATAGAACCAGATATTCCCACAGTGTACGGGTACGGTCCCATCACCACCTGATATGCTCTCAGCTGAAGAGGCCATTGCAAGAGACTCACCGGATATGAACTGCTCTCTATGTTTCAGAGTGGAATTAGCCATACTTCTGATCCTTCTCCCAGCGGATTACGTTCTGCTTCATCTCGGCCATGTTGGCACCTTTCTCAAAGTTGTAGAAAGGTATATTGTGCTCCACCAGGAAGTCCTGGACAGTACCTGGATGGTCGGGATTGGGCCAGTCACGGGCCGCAAAGGCAGCTCTGAGGGATTTAGATTTTAGGATAGGGCTGTCATCACAGTCGATGATGGACTGCAAATCGTGGTCTAGAGCACTGGTTTTGGGGGCCTTCTCTGGCTGGGTTAAAGCCCACTCCTGGTGCTTTGGCCCCTTCTCATGGTTGGTCTTGTACCCTTCAGTGACCTTCTGGCCACAGTCGCAGGTGTATTTTTCTTTCTTGGGCTTGGTCTCGGTGGTTACCATGGATCTTCTCCTGTAAGCTCTTCGTTGGTGATTACCCAGTCTACCCCCATCCAACCAAACAGCCTGGTGAGCCAGTTCTTCTTTATCTTGCCTCTTTTTATGCTGTTGATACGGTGGAGGTTGGCGTTCAGGAAGTCTGAAGCTGGCTTCCCTTTGGAAGGTTCAGGGACTTTTTTTATGGCCTGGGCTCTGAGGAAAATCTGGTCTATCCTGCCCCGGAACTCAACCCAGCTTTTGGCATCCAAGGGGTCCCCGCCCAGGTAGAGCTTCTCTTCCTGCTCATTGAACTCTACATTCTGGCCTGCCACCAGCCATTTATTGAACGTAATCTTCCTAGGGCGTCTAGCAGGGTCATGCTCTTGCACGGCCATAGGTATGCCATTGGGTCTGACGAGGTCCTTGGAGGTCATCATGGCTTTGGCTCTACCACATTAGACCACCAGGATAATGATTTGGCATCCTAGCATCAGAGGATCATCGCCTCCGGACCCTTCAGCAGCCTTGTCAACGTCCACCGCGACGATGTTTCCTGGTTGCAGTATGCCGGTGGTATTGAAGGCAGCGGATACGTCAGCGCGGTTCAGGTCATCGGCAGCTACAGACAGAGCCGCAGCAGTAATTCCGTCCGTGGTGGCTGTATTGGTCTCATCATCCACACCTGCCGAGGTGTCGATGGTGTAAGTGTCCGAGGTATCCAGGAGGGTTCCTACACCGGACCACCAGAGGTACTGGATAACATTCCCCACATAATTCTGGGGGACCATGAAGGTGTACCCAGCTGCTTCAGAGGCAGCTGCCAGCAGGACTCCTGTGTAGTCGTTGCGCTGGGAGAAGACAGCTGTTCCGTCCGTCATTGGGGACAGGTTGATGGTCAGCTCCTCCGGGATCTTAATTCTGGCATTCAGGGTGGAGGTGGACAGCGAGAAGGCCAGGACTTGAATGAGGTTGTTGGCCCCAGTTGGCCTGGTAGCCGTCAGGTCTCCAGCCGTTGCGCTCAGGTAAAATGTATTCCCCTGAGTATAGGGTGCATCCACATCTTCGATGAGGCACTCTGTGCAAAGGGCTCCCTGGACGCCTGAAGCATAGGTGGCCGTGGAGAAGGCCTCAGCGAACTTGGTCTCGTCATCGGCATCGGCCAGTTCCCAGTCGGTGCCATCGAAGTAGAGGGGATCCCCGGCTGTTACGGCTGTGGAGCCTATAGTAGCCTGGAAAACACCTCTTGCGCGTTTAACAAATGGATCTGCCATGTCTCAAAACTCCTTCTGCTGAAGTTTTTAGATTAAGCGGCGGAATCTATTCCACCTAGACCTATGATCTGCTTGGTGGAGAAGGTCAGGCCCTGTAGGTAAACCACAAGCCTGAACTCCTCAATCTCCTCATCTCGCTTGATACCCAGGTTACGCATACGGGGTTGCATGACCGGGCCATTGTGGAGGAGAGTGTAGCCTTCGTTCTCTTCACCGAACCGGACTCCGAAGATGGAGGTGGCGCTGGAAGAAGGCCATGTGCTGGAATCATTGTAGGTCTCTGAATCAGTGATGAAGTTGGTCCGCACTATGGGGATGCCATCGTACATGGAGACCTTGTGCCCGAACATATCAACATTGGACTCGTAGATGCCTGACACTGAAGAGGCCCTGGCCAGTGAAGAGAGCTTGCGCCTCATGGTGTTGTTCATTATCAAGGCATCGGGTTTGGTCATACCATCGTCAATCTGGTCGATCATGGCATCCAGGCGGTCCATGGTCAGCTCAGTCTCGGCTGCACCGGGGCCGTCAATATTGCCATCGTCCATGGCCATCATGCGGGTCTCAGCACGGCACAGGGAGTCCAGGCCCTCAAACTCAGTGGTGACGGACTCAGGCTCACCCTGGATCACTAGCCGGGAGATCTCCCTGGTCAGGGACTTTACCATCAAAGCAGTGTTGACTGCATTGGGATCCTGGACCGATCCCCTGGTGTCCCGGATGTACATATCCACGCCGGACTGGGAGCCTACAGTCACCAGAGAAGCAGTCTTCTTGGTGAAGGTGGGCTTGGTGGTTTCCCAGGTGTCTCCCACCTGGTGGGTCTCTGCACTGGGAAGGGTTAGCTCACGGTTATAGACCAATGAGTTGCCTTCAAAGGACTTGAACCGAAGCATGGCCATCAGGAAATCCGCTGTGAGGATCTCCTTGAAGACCCCTTTCATCACTGGATCTTTTTCAAGTTTGGCCCACTCGGTTAGTGCATCTGCCATTTAATCCTCCTTTGAGGAGTTACCTTCCTGAAGGGTTTCCTGGGTCTGTATCAAAGAGCCTGGACCTGGGCTTGCCAGCCCTCATACCCTCTCGGATAAGGTCCATTCCAGACATTTCATCCAGGCTGTTTAAAGACCCAGAGCTTGGGCCGGTGTCTAGCTCCCCTAGTCCTGAGTCCTCTTCTGCTTGTTTTCTGGTCTTCTTTGCGGTCTCTTTATCCTCTTTCAGCTTGGCCCGTTCAGAGGCTACGATGAGCTTGGAGGCCGAGAGGACCGTATTGGTAAGCCCATTGAAATCCCGGTAACCTGAGTCTTTCAAGGTCTGTACCCCAGTCTGCCACTCTACTTTTATCTGGGCCACCTGGTCCTTGGTGAGGAGGAGGTTATCGTCGTCATCATGGACTGCATGGGCAAGAGCAGTAGATATGGTCTCGTACTGGGCTGTTAAGGACTGGGTTGCCTTTGCGGTGTTACGCTCATTCTGGATCTTCCCCACTTCCTCCTCAAGGTCTACGGTACTTCCGGGAGCTTGGGAGGAGACCAGGGCCGTAACAGTCCTGGTCATGGCTGCTATGTCGTTCTTGATGTCTGTGAGTTCTGAGTCACGGGCTTCCCTGGCCTTGTTACGGCCTTCCTGGGACTTGATCCTGTTCTCCAGGTCCTTGAGCTTGGCTTGGTCTGCCTCATGCAGGGCTTTGTAGTCGGGATTTTTACCTTCCTTGGGTCCTTCCTTTGGAGTATTGGGATCCTCGGAAGGGTCTTCTGCAAACTCTAGGGAGTCTTCCTCTACACCTTCTTCCCCTTGAACGGAGAGAAGGTCAGGAAGGTCAGCTAGGTCTGGCAGCGGGTCCTGTAGGCCTGGTGTAGTCATACATCCTCCGTGGGACTGCCTCTTTTAAGGAGGGGTGCCACATAGATTAGAACGCAAAAAAGCCAGAAAGAAATTAATCTTCCTGGCGACTTCCGCGCACTGGTATGTTTATTTAAGCTACCATGGATTTCCTTTTCCTGTCAAATTGGGGAGTGACAGTGAGCCTATGTCCGGTACTGCAAATGAACCTATGACCGTTCTTGCAGGTGAATGTCAGAGCGTAATCAGTACCTTTGACTGATTCGCAGACTAAGGTATGGCAGGAGGGGCATCTAACGGGCATTGGGTGCCATTCCCCCCACTGGTAGAGCGGCTGGAACGGGTGGGACGGGTGCTGCTGCCCCCCCTGCCCCTTCCCTAGTTTGTTCATAGAAGAATCTACTACCCTCTACGGTCTCAGGGGTTACGTCATATCCCCATTTGAGAAGTAGAAGATCAATACCAGGTTCTTGCTGTATTATATTCCTGTACTCACCCACCTCCCTCTCCGCAGCCCGGATTACCCTCACATTCTGCTCCTTAAAGAGTTGTTTATCCATTCCTTCAGGCATATCCCTGTATTCCCTCCACACCTCAATATCCCGTGGGGAGAGATCATACTTTTCCACCATCTCTATAGGCTTTTCCCAGTAGCGTTTGAGGGTCTCCCTGTCCTGTCTGAGTTCTGTGGCCAAGGGACGCTCATTGCTTCGTATGTGGGTTTCTACACGGGTTATCATGTCCTCCCCATGTTCTCCCTTGACCCTGTCAATTATGACCTCTCTCAGGTCGAAGTCATATTCCCCTGTTAGGGGGTCCTCTAACCTTAACTCCGGAGGATCGCCTTCTACCCAATTTAAAGCCCTCATGTAAGCACTGAGAGCTATCTGGAACTTGGCTTCCGAGGGTTCTAACTCAGAGAGTATTTTCATAGCTTCTGAGTGTAGAGGGCTGTTCCTCTTATACTCCTTTTGCTCGGCCCGTTGTCTTTGGATATTAGCGTGGACTGTCCTGAATAGCTTCCCAGGATTGTCTGGGGACACACTAGCAATCAGGGCATCTAGCTCTGTATCCCAGTGGGCGTCTATGGCATCCAGGTCATTCATCATTATCTGGACAGGCGCACGGCGTTTGGTCTGTACATCTTTAACTTCCTGCACCAAGGGCTGCATTTCTGGCTGTTTATCTATTATTGCCAGGTAGTCTGCATCTATAGGGTTAGATACTTTATTTAGCCATGGGGAACGCCGGTTTGACTGCTCCGCAGCTTCTAGTGGCAGTACCCCTTCTGCCACCAATCTATCCTTGACTATCTCCCTCATTGCGTTACGGGCTTCAGTTGGGGTTTCTGGGGAGGTCCTGGCTCCTGCCTCAGCAGCTATAAGAGCTTCCATGCCTTCCCCTTCTATCTTACCCTGTGCCACGAAGGGTAGAAGTGACGTACCTATAAACTTCGCCAGGTCAAGGGGACCGTCTATCTCCTCAAAGGGCAAGAAGTCTTTTCCAGTGGTAACTTCCAATAGAGCCAATGCCTGAGACCGGGTAACTGCCCCCCTCCCCTGTATGAAGTTTATTACCGGGTTATCGTAGGTGTCCCATGAGATGAGGTTTTGGGGATCGGCTACGATCTTTCCGAGTGTCTGGGAGATTGACCTGACCTGTCCACCAACTCCTATCCAGTCTCCCCCAATAAAGTGGGAGAGGTAGCGTTTCCCATTTAGTGGGTTCAGGCCTGCCTGGATTTCCTCCCAGTCCATTCTCATAGCCAGTCCGGTCACAACGTACACAGAGGTGACTGCTGTAGCCAATCTAGCCAATGCTAGTCTAGATTTGTTGCCTACGACTCCAGGCTTCATAGCATCTATTGTCAAGGCTATCGTGGATCGCAATAGCCTTGGGGAGAAGGCCAGCCACATGCCCTCAGCGGCTCGTTGGGTAGGTCCTACTCCAAGTGCCCTGGAATCCAGGCCTCCGGTGAGGTTCCTGATGTAACGAGCCAGTTCAGCATCTGTGCCGGTCCAGGAGTCCTTGAGGGACTGCCGTAGTAGTGCTCTAGACCACCCCAAGCCCGTATTGTAGGAGGCTTGGAACCGCCCAAAGGTCTGTTTACCTGCCTGCTGAAGAAGTCTCCTGACCTCCTCTCCCTTGGGTAACCTTGATGCCAGGAACTCTACGGAGATACCCTGACCAGGCTTCAAAAGCTTAAAGAACTCAGGGTCACCTACCGGGACTCCATGCAGAGCCAGCCACTGGAAGTCCTCAATATTTTCCCTAATAAGCCTGGATTGGACGGTAGGATCCAAGAATGCCTGGTAGTGCCTTAGAGATGTCCTTGCCCAAGCGTTTGGGTTTTCACCCAGGACCGGAAGCAGGTTCAGGAATGGTAAGGCCCAGTCACCTACAGTGGAGAGAAACCGGACGGTGTTACCCAGAATCTCAAGTCCTTTAAGTGCTTTCGCACCAAAGGTATCTATTCCCTGGAGGGTAAGTTCTTTTTTGATAAGGTCAACGTCTCCGCTAGGGAAGAAACGATTGTTACCTTCCTTCCACAGTGCTACGGGAATTTCATTTGGTTGACCGGGGCCAAAGAATATGGGTGCCTCGGTTATTAATGCTGTTTCTCTGGCCCTGGCTAGCTCCAAGGCATTAGTATAATCAGCACCCGCTCTCCTCCTTTCAAGCCTGGCAAGAGCTAGAGCTTCATCCAGCCCTTCCACAAAGTCCTTCATCAGGGATATTCTGGACTCCAGGCGATTTAACCTATGCTGTACAGTCCTCAATCTAGTTGACTGGGACGCCTCACGCTTAATCAGCTTATCGTACTGATTCCTTGCCTCAGTAGCTTTGGCTATGGCCCTAACCCTTGGTATGACAATCCTGCCTCTCTGCCTTGCTCCTCTAGGGCCTATTATGTCTACGGTAGTCTCTCCAGCGGGAGTGATCCCGTATCTCTGAGTGGCCTGGGTTTCCCTTTCCAAGGGAAGCACATCTATGTCTTGAATCCGTTGGTCCAAGGCCTGTATGTCTGATTCGTTCAGTCTTACGGCCCTCTCCCTTCCCCCGGATACGGCCCTGGTAACTCTCCTGTGACCTTCGGTTGTATGGATAAGTCCCCTGAAGCCCTTCAGTAACTTCTCCAGATCTCTGACTGTACGAATCGTGACTAGATAGGCGTCATTTATCGCTTTGGGTATGAACGCATGGGGGGAGACTGAGTATTCCTCCAGGGCATCGTTTAGCTGCTTCCTTACGACCTTCCTGTAGGCCCAGGCTATATGCAATTCCAGGGACGCTCTGGGGTCTATATCGTACCGGATTCCCTGCTGGAAACCTTCAGTGGCTTCATCATAATGCCTCTGGAGCAAGGGGTTAGAGTGCCGTCTTACTTCTATACCCCGTATCTCGTTAACATTCCTGAAGACGTAGTATTCCCCATCGGGCCTGGATCGAATACGCTGGGTTATGCCAGCATCATCCAGGAGTCTGGGGATTTCAAAGTTCTCAATCATGTTGTAGTCATCAATCAAAGCTCTGGTTGCTTCGGGGTTAGGCAGCTTAGAGAGGTCGAAGGCATCAGGCTTTTCAAATACGTCCTGCCAGAGCTTGCCTGTATCCCCAAAGAAACCATCCTTGTCTATAGGGAGGAGCTGGCTGGTATCCCCTAACCTGCTCTTGATCCCAGGCATGGCTCCCGTCATAGGTCCGCCGAAATGAGAGTCGTAGGCTGCTGCCAGGGCTACCTCGTTCAGATACTCTATCGTTACTTTTTGGGTCTGGTAGGCGGTTAGAGCCCTGCCTACCTGAGTGTTCTTGGCTATAGAAGGATTTATTCCTGTAGTGGCTATTGCGGCTTTGACGGCTGTATTTTCGGTTGTGACTACCTCCTCGAGAACGTCATCAAATGGTCTTGGGGAAGGGATGAATTCATTAGCAGACGAGTCCAGGTTGAGGCCAAATTCCTCGGCTTCCTTTTGCCGTCGCATTCTGGCTTCAGGCACTGGACCCTGTTCAGCTATCTCTCCTGGTCTGAGGACTCGGCCTGATGGTGGTATTTGCCCTGTGGCACTACCCAGCCGATCCACCAATTCCTCCGTGACCTCGTTTATCACATCTTCCCCAAACTCATTCCCGGCGGCATGGGCTACCTGCACCCGCACAGCACTCCTCATAGACGCTACGGACCCACGCAAGGGAATCTTTAATATAGAAGCTAAAATGAACGGGTCAAACACCACTGACAACGCCATTTGTGCCAGCAAAGACCGGGCACGGAAGGACTCCAGTGCCGCCGGGTATCCTTCAGTGAATAGGGTAGGTGCTTCAAGCTGGCTAAACTCGGTACGCGCCAACTTGGGCTCAAGATGCCGCAGCGCAGAGACAAGCCGAAACTGCGGGACCTGTGAGACCAACTCGGCTCCAGTCTGGGCGAACACCTCCGTGGGCTCGAAGGCAAACTCAAGGAAGGGATTAATAACCTGAACCATCCCCAACCCAATATCTATCAGGGGATTTTCTGACCTGGCTGGTGGTTGTACTGGGCCAGGGGTATCTCTCCACCCAAGTATATCCATGACGCTTCCAGCAGCCGGAGGCCCTTTATCCCACGGAGCTGTCAGCTCCCGAAGAGCATCCGCTGTGGACTGTACCTGGATGGATTCTTGAAATTGTACTGGACCTGGCTGGGCAAGAGGAAACCCCGTGGGGAGGTCAAATCCCGTGGGGAATTCAAAGCCCGTGGGGATAGGAGGACCTATAAAACCTACTGGTTCAGGGGACTCCCTGTATTTGAAGGGATCCGATACTTGCTCGGGGAGAGGGGTTGGTACACCACCAAATGTAGGTAACTCCCCTGTTTGACGGTCACCCACTAATTGGCTGAGTTTTTTTTCTGTGGCTGACTCCAGGGGAAAGTAGAAGAAGTGCTGTACCATTAGTTGGCTATCTCCGACATGAACCTTGCTCTCCTGCCACTCCTGCCTGGTCTAGTGGACGCCAGTTCCCGCTCAAATAGCGCACTGGGTATGCCAGCTTCTTCGCTGAGGCCCCTGAGAAACTCAAACTCAGAGGGTAGAAGCCTTCTACGCGCTTGCTGGGAGGGGACTGTGAGTCCCGCTACCGGGAAGACTGACCTTGCCGGGGCTATGATGGAGCCACCAAGTAGCTGTCTGACCCCTAGAGGGAAGGCCGAAGGGTTTGTGACCAGCCCTCCCTCTTGGAACCCTTTGACTCCCTGGCTTTGCAGGAGGTTTAACTCTTCCTCGGTCAGGTCATCCAGGGGGGTGACTACTGTGCCGGGAGGGAGGTCTACTAGCTCTGGCCCTTCTTCGCCTACGATCTCAAGGTTATTCCCAAAGGTTGTGCCTCCCCCTGCAAACTCTGTTGGCTTGCCATCATACAAACCGGCTTTGAAATCTTCAAAGCTTACGCTGCCAGAACCTTTCGGAGTTCGGGTAAAAAGCTCAAATTGCTCCTCCATCGACGGGGCTTTGTACGCTGGGGACGCCCGTTTACGTGCCCCAATGTCTTGGACTTGTGGTGGCCCCAGTCGGTCTGCCCATGCTTGCCTCCCTCTAGCAAGTGCATTTACTTCCTCTCGGAGTCCTGAGGTTAATTGCTCTTCTCTAGTCATCCCACTGTAGGCTAAATTCGCTTCAGCGGCCAGCTCCTGTAACCCCTTAAAAGATAACGCATCCTCACTTACAGCAGCCGCAGGTGTGGGCTCTACAGCAGCTGGGGGCTCTTCAGGTGTGTCCTCTACAGCAGCCCCCGGAGCTGTGTCTCCAGCCGGGTCTCCAGCCAGCAAAGCGTCTATGTTTGTAAGCTTCTGCTCCAGTTGAGCTATCCCTGCATTCAGTGCCTCTATCTGGGGAGATTGGAACTTCTCAGCCCAGGACTCACCTATATCCTCCATTGTAGGGGGTCTTCCAGCCTGAATTGACTCCTGGAATCTCTGGTAAGCTGTTTGCAGGAACTCAGGCTGAGGGCCTATTCTTCTGACCCCCCCTAGAGCCTGGACATCCGCTCCTAACTGGAAGTCCTGCTCAACTATCCCTGGCTCCCCACGGGCCAGGGCTGATATAACCGCTGAGTCTGCCGGGGACCGGGAGAAGTCCATGGCAGCTTGGAGTGCCTCGGTGGAAGTGGGTCTGTTCCTGAATTCATCCAGGGCTACGGCAGCTTCCCAATCGTTGTTCAGTATGGCCCTGGTGATTACCTGCTCCATGGTGAGCATAGGGAGCTGCTGAAGGTTGCCGGAAGTGTCCTGGACAAAGGTCCTACCGGCTGTGTCTACGACTCTGGCTTCTGTAGGGGCTCTCTGCTCTCTTCCTACATTTATCTTGGTCCCATCATTGAGTATTACGGTCTGAGTGCCGTCCTGGTGAGTGATGGTCTGGGCAGTTGTGATATCTGTAGGTTCTACCTTCTCTGGGTTTAGTCGGATCTGAGTGCCATCGCTTAGTACAGCTATCCTAAAACCAGGGGCTATTTGGTCCTCTATGATATGGCTAAATTCTAGATCACCAATATCCGGAGTCACGGTGGTGTCTACAATGAAGGAATCTCCGTTGTTGAGAACATGTAGCTCACGGCCCTCACCAGCGGGTATTTTGTTGACTACCGTTAAATCGCCTGGGGGTATTTCGGCTTCAGGCTTGAGCTGGATGACAAACTTGTTTATGTTTCCTTTATAGACTGACTCATGGGTTTCCCCTAGCCCCAGATCCTGTATCGCTTTTTTAGACCCTAAGTCCCCCGCTTCAGTATCGAATCCATCGAACTGGTCCACAGGCTTGAGGCTGATAAACCACATGTTTGTGTTTGCGTTATAATCCAGTTCATGGGTCTTTGTCAGCCCTGCTCTTTCCAGGGCAGCTCTAGCATCTTCTTGTCCTTGATCCGTATTTTCCCAGCCTTCAAATGGGGCATCAGGCTCTTTTTTTACTATACGAAACTTATTTGTACCGGGTATCCACTCTGGCTCCCATACTGATCCCTGAAGCTGATTGTTTATTGCCGTTTGAGCTGCGGATCTACTACTATATGTAATGGGGTCTGGGACTGCAATCCGCTCTGTTAGCTTGGTCCCATCATTTAGTAATATAACCCTGATTATATTATTCCCTTTACCGTCTTGGATAAAGGTTTCTTCCCGTATATGTATGCTAGCCTTTAATTCAGCGTCAGTGGGAGCTGGCTCTTCACTCACTTTCTCTGAATAATAGTAGCCACCTGGGGTTGGTATCTTCCAGAACTCGGTTACGCCATCATCAGCAGTTACAGTAGTAATGCCCCCAGCCGTAGCCCCAACCCCTCCAGTAGAGACATACCAGAACCCCTCTGGTGATTGGCGCACTTGAGCATTAGGGTACTGGAGTTTTAACTCAGCTGTAAGGGTTCTAAGCTCCTTCTCCACGTGCAGCTTCGCATTATCATTGCCATCAGCGTCCAGTTCTGGGGCATAGGTATGCGTGCCTGGTACTTTATCGTCTGGGTCAGCCATTATTTAGCGTTTCTCCTTACTAGCTTCATGGCCTCTTCAATTCCATACTTCTCTATCCAGCCCTGCTTCTGGGCAGAGGACATACCCTCAAAACGCTTGGCTGCTTCCGGAGTGGAAAGGCGCTCCTGACCTAGAGGCACTGTGTCGGATTCCTCGGCCATCTTGAGGAACTGCTTGTATTCCTTTAGCACCTTGTTTATGCCGCCTTCGGCAGGGTTCACTCTACCCAAGGGATAGCCTCCAGGATTGGGATTAGGGTGCTTTTAGCCAGCCAGGTTCTGCCCAGTCCTTCCGGGCTTGGCTACCTGCCCGGTAAGGGGCTGTCTGAGGTTCCTGGCTGCTCCCATTATCTGGTTGGCTCCTTGTTGAGCGGAGCCTCTACCCAGAGAGGACCCTATAGGCTGTCCGTCTGGCCCTATTAGCCCTGCTGGGCCTCCAGCCGGTTGTCCTCCCTGCCCCCCAGCCAGTTCGCCTTCCATCTCTTCGGTTAGAAGCTCTTCCAGACCCATCCTTCTGGCCGCTACTATAGCCATCTTCTGGGCCACTGGAGGGAGCTTACGGATCTCCATGGCAATGAGCCTCCAGCGTTCCTCTGTGACGTTCTCCCTCTTTGCGTAGTCCTCCCAGTAGGACTGATCGCTGAGGACACCCTGTTGCAGCTCTGCCAGTCCGAGTTCTCTGAGCTGGAGCTGTAGTACCGGGTCTATGACCTCAAAAGTGACCTTGTTGGAGTAGTCCCCTTTGATCATAGAGGGCTTCAGGGTCTTGCCTTCTACTCTGATCTCCAGGTCCAGGGTGTCTACGAACTGCATTATATGGGATGCTGAATTGGTGGCCAGGTGCTGTAACTGCGCGGTGGGGGCTATGAACTTCCTGCCAGAGGCTGTGTCCAGGATGGCTTGCTGCCCTACCGTGCTGATGCCTTGCTGACGGATACCGGCCTGGGACCTGGAGAAGGTGCCAAATTCTATGTCCTTGTCCAGGCCGCTCTGGGCCTCCAGCATCCAGCGGGAGAAGTTGTTGACCTCCTCCAGGGATACCATGGCCAGATCAGGGACCTCTATGATGTCATCCCCTCTGGCTAACTGAGCAGCGAGTTCTGAGGCGTCCATAGTGGTCAAGCGCCTGCGCCAGGTGGCCTGCATCAGGGCATTGTGCATACCTGACATGGCCTGGGCATGGGCTTTTAGTGTGGGCATGATCGGGTCCAGGAGGCCCACAGCCAGGTATTTGACATCGTTCCCGTTCTCTGTGCCGGTGTCCGTTATCACCTGGCCGAATCCGGCGAATGCGTGACCGAAGGGCATGAGCTGCCAGTCGTTTGGTTCTACGAACAGGAAGGACTTGTTGACCATGAGGGCATGCCAGTATTCGGTCCAGTACTCTATGGCTTCATTAAACTCAAAGGGGTTCTGGCGCTCCTCCCAGAGTTGAACCCTCATATCCTTGCGCTTGGGTTTCCCGTTCTTCTGTAGCCTGCCTGCTGTTAGCTCGTAGAGTTCCTGGTTAGTCCTACGAGCCAGTTTTAGGGCCACAGAGGGCTCTTTCTGGAAGGGGTCCAGTAGGATGGTGGAGGGGTGAGGGGCTCTGGTGCGGAAAGGCATGATGTTGCGCTTCCGGTTGGACCATACGTCCATTCGGAGTTCAAAGTCATCCCCGGATTCACCAGTACGGATCCTGGGCTTGTCTCTGGACTGCCTGAGAGACTCGGTGTGGATAGCGTCTTCTACAATAGTGTACCCGTATAGAAGGAGGTTCTTGGCTGCTTGCTTCCAGGTGAGAGAAGGCTCCCTCAAGGACACCTGGTGCATGATGGACTGCATAGCGACTTCTAGCTGGTTAGCGGTCTCTTCGGCCTCGTCACTATCATCCAGGGGCCAGCGTTTGACCTTGGGCTCATGGGAGAGGAGATGGTCTACGGCGTGGTCTATGATTGCCCGTCCCCTGGAGGGCCTGAGCCACTGAGGACGGTTGGAGCCCTCCCACCATAGGGGAAAGGTCCCGTAGTAGTAGGAATCGGCTGTCCGCCAGTTTTCGTGAGCTTCGTTCCAGAGTCCAGAGAGATAGGACTTCATGGAGTCAACGTAGGACTCGTCAGGCCTTTCTGATATGTTCAGCTCACCTTGGGGCATTTACAACATTCTCACTATGGAGGTTACCACCCGTAAGGGTTGGGCCGGGACTGCATCCTTCCGGAGTAGCTCCGTGGGAAGTTCCTGCCGGTCATGTCTTCGCCATCGATCCCCAGGACTCGCCTGTGCTCTTCCTTATGTCCTGGGACCCTGGCTCTTTGTGCTCTGTCCCGGATCTGGTTAGCTATACCGATGGCGAAGGGATAGTCATCGTGAGCGCCTTGTTGAGCCTCTATTCTACCATGCTTGTTCGGATTTCGTATTACGGAGTAGAACTGGGCCAGGCCTTCCTCGCTTGGTACAGTGATTGCCCTGGTGTTACAGGCTGACTGGAGGTCCCCCCAGAGGACGAATCGGGAGCCTGTACGCTGCCTGGTATCGGCGGTGTGCCAGCCTGGTTTCCCGTCTTCCCGGTAAAAGAGCCTTGGGTAGTGGGCTTCAATGGCAACCTTGATGGTCTGGATCCCCCAGTCGTTATCCTCTATCCCCCAGATTGGGTTCCTGTAGTATTCCAGCAGGTCCATGGAGGCCACGGAGAGCTGCTCAGGCTCCATGAGGGGACTCATAACGTCTGCTACCGTGTATCCGGTCTCGGCGTCTATTATGCCGGTGACGCTGAAGTCCTGGCCTACCCCGTGGGAAGTGTCGGTCCCTGCCGCGTACCTCTTCCCAACCTGGAAGTCCTGGAATATGTTGGCGTAGAAGCCAGCCCCAACCGGGAGGGTCTTTATCGGGGATCTCAGGTCCTGTCTCATGGCCATGAGGGTTTCAGGGCTGAAGAAGACCAGGGTCCTGGCTGGGGCCAGGGCCTCGTCTTCATCTCTGGGGTATTCCTTCTCAAACCTGGCTACGTCATCGGCTTCGGACCGACGCTCCTCGTACCAGGCCTCATCACGGTCCGGTCGGACATCCCAGCCATAGAAGAGCTTGGTCCAGCTTCTAGTCTGGCTTCCTTGCTGCACGGTATCTCCTCTTGAAGAGCGAATCCGCGTTGTCCCCATTGGAAGTGGAGGTCAGGATAAGCTGACCTCCATTGTCATTCAGTGTGGGCTCCACTGCCGTGACGTTTTCTTCCAGGTGAGGGTGAAAATCGGCCTCGTCGAATACGGCTTTGGTGGCTGTATAGGACCTTCCGGCTTTCTGAGTGGAGGGCAGGGCACGTATCCAGGAGTCAATGGAGGGAAATGCCAGCTCTTGCTGGTTTTCCAGGGACTTTACCTTCACCTGGAGCTGAGGAGGGAGTGCTTGATAGATGAATTTGGACTTCCAGAGGAGCTGTTTGCACTCTTCTTCCCCCTGGCTGAACATAAGTAGCTGTGCCCCAGGCTCAAACTGGGCACAACGTAGGAAATGGGCTGCAATAAGCCAGGAAGCCCCTATCTGGCGGGACTTTAGCCATACTATGAGCTGCTGGGTGGTTAAAACCTGGATGGCGTCTACCAGATGGGGCCATTTCTCGAATTTTATCTTCCCACGGCCTGGTGGCGGCTCCAGGATGTAGACGTAATCTACAAAGTACTCCAGGTATTGCCTTGAAAGCTCCAGATGAGCTACTTCTGCGACTGTTTCCTCTACGGTTTGTGTCATTCAGGGGTCCCTTTGAGTGACTTGGGTAGAGTACTTGGCACCTCCTTATAGTCGCACCTGTCGCAGACCGTTCCTCTGCCTCCGCAGTCCATTGTGTCCCCACAGGTTGGGCATATACGGCAGGTCATTCTGTGGCCTCCAGGATACTAGACATTGTACCTTGGCGCTTTCAGCACTGTTGGTAGTATTGGCGGTGGCATGTGTGTAAGGGGTGGAGGAGCTACCTTTGGGGCTTCTGTAGGAGCTTCCGGCTGGGTATAGTGCTCTAGATCACTCGCTAGCCTTGGAGCGGCCAGTGCTAGAAGCTCCTCCTTTGACATTTGGGCTATAAGGTGCAGGTGCTCAGTCTGGATCGGCCCACCTTCCGGTGACGCAAGCGCCATGTCCTGGACTACCTTGCCGAATCCACGGTCAGCCAGCCAGTTGCAGGCGTCCAGCTGGTCCTTTTGCCTCTTGCTCTTTAGCCCACGGAGCACATCTATCATGAAGTCTACCAGCTCCTCGCCATTGCGAGTCTTGGACCTGATCATGGCACCAAGTCCCAGGGGCCTTCCACTGGGGTTACCTGACTTCCCTGGCTGGAATCGGAAAGACTTGAGCTGTTCTGTTGGCATTTGGCCCCCCTATATGGTGTACCACCCTATTTTCAGTATACCACCCTATTTTTTTGGGTCCTACTTTTACTTATTTGTGGTTTTATTTCTTGTTTTATTTCTTTGTGGTTTTATTTCTGTACTTTACCTCAAAATGGAGAGTTTGACACTAATGGGTTAACCTACACAAATTACTCCTTACTTAAGGGGACCCACGGGGTCCGGGGTGGGGTCTGACCATCGGCTTATTGCAATTGGTTGTAGGTAATAATGAATTCCTAGCTGTTGGCAAGCTGCCTTCCCTTACCTTGCCTTGCCTTCCTTTCCTTTCCCTTCCTTTCCCTTGCCTGTAACGTACAATTTCCTGGATTGTGAAAATTTTCACATAGTGCCTATATGGCCTTGTGCTGCCCATTGTCCGACAAGTGACCCATGGGTCAGCTTTCCCATTATCGGCCCTGTACGTGTCTTGTGTGGCCATAGGAGCGATTTAGAACATATGTTTCCCCGACGTAATCCGTAATCTGCCCCTATCTAGTCAATACGAATACCGTCACCGTTGGTTCAATTGGGTTATTTTGGTTACGAATATCGTTATTTAGTCCTCAGATACAATCCAGGCTCAAAATATACCCATTTTGTATTGTGAAATACATCACAATATCCGGCTTTAGATTGTGAAATATATCACATTCCAGGCTGATAGCTCCAAATTAATAGGCGTGCAAGCTCCCTTATCAAGGCTGTACCAAAAAATAAAAGGATAATTAGTATCATCAAATTAGTGGGT